TACCCTATAATATCAAACTAAATTTTATACTCTTTGATAATGATGGTCAGCACTTTCAACAATATAATCAAATAACTGATATCCATTATTAATCATATATTGATATATAATATTCGGGTCATCCCCTTCCCTTTCATATTGATTATGAGTATGGGATTCGCAGTATATTAAAGGAATTTTATTAAAATACTTTTCTATTGATTTTAAAATATTTAAATCATTTCCTTGAGTATCTATTTTCAAACACTCGATTTTTTTAAATCTTTCCCAATCAATCTCTAAAAGAAAGTCACACAAATTAATGCATAATGTAGGGACAATTTTCTCCACCCAATATCTAGTATCCCCAGAATATTTTAATTTATCTCTTAATTTGAAAAGACTAGATTGCCCATGATCTCCACAAACCTCCGAATTACATGTGATATAAAAATCTTTTATTTCTTGGCCAATTATATTATCAACAGCACATTGATATAATTTATATCTATTACCAAAACCCAAATCCAAAACTTTTTCTAAAACTTTTTCGCAATCTTCTTTAATTGGTTCAAATCCAAATACAAAAGAATTTGGATCAGATGATAACCACTGAAAAGAATATGGAGCATTTGATGACAATCCAATATCAATATAAATTTTTTCAATGTTTGGGGGAATTTGAATATCATTAAACATTGTATATATTTTCAATTAAAATAATATTTAGATTAACCTAAAAAATAATCCAATCACTTGGATAATAATCTTCGTATAAAATTGTTTGGTCAAGACTCCGTGAATACTTTGGTGCTAAAACCTTTTTATCCAAATTTTCGTTCAAATAAGCAGCCCACCAACTAAAAGTACTATCGTGAGATATGATATTATGATCACATTTCGCCATTAAACAAAAATCCAACATTGGATTATTTGTTTCACTATAATAAAAATTATTTTCCACATAGACATCTTTTAAGTACTCAAGATCTTGAGTATTATTTTCTCCCTCTTGCCTAGATCCTCCAGTAAAAATTAAAAAATTAACTTCAGAATTAAAATAATTTATACAATTTTTTACATAAGTATCAATAATATTTTGATTAGACTGATTATAATCAATATTATCGCCTCGTCTAATATGTATACTAACAATTGGTTTTTTTAATATCTTAAATTTTTCAAACAAATAATCATCACAATATTTTTGCATTTCTGCATTAATAGTTAAATCCCTTTTTATTTCATTCTGACAAAAATCAAAATATTTTAAATTTTGAAAAAATCCCATCAAATTTGTATTATCTTCCAAATTAAAAAAATTCTTATCAAATGCCTGAGCACTTCCAGTTATTTGATATTGATCATATGTTTTTAAATTATAAAAATCAATTTCTTCTAAAAATTCAAAATCAATATTAAAATTATTCAATAGACACTTTTGTCCGTGCCAAGATCTATCATACAAATTTTTAGGTAATTTTATTTTATATTGATTATGTAATGACAATGCTTTCAAAGCAGCATATTGGAATAATTGATTCCCAAGCCTACCATATTGACCCAATTCTAAAAATGTAATCATAACTCAAATCTGCACCCAGTTTTCTAAATCTTTCATAATATTTTCAGTACCATCACCACCTTTATACCAAACTTTAGGACCAATAACAAATTTGGAATTTGCTAACCATGCTCCCCACCAAGAAAATGAAGAGTTTGCAATAATATGTGCTTTGCATTTTGTCATCAAATAAAGATGCCCAGTATCTTTATAGTCATTACATTCTTCTCCAACATAAATTACATTTTTATGCCCCACTAAAATATTATTTTTACACCATTCAATATCTTCAGAAAATACATAATAATCTAAATTAGAATATTTTTTTTCCATTATCTCAACACATTTATCGTAGTATTCTTTATCTAAAACACCATGATAATTTAATGCCGTTTGATTGTATATATAATCTCCTCTTCTAACATGAATAGATACTGGCATTTTTTTAGTTAAAATATCTTTTTCAATTTCTTTAGTAGTCTCTTGAAAATTTAATCTAAAAGTAAACTCCTTTCGTATTTGATCTTTTACATTTTCAAAATTTTTAACATTTTGAAACCAACCTTTTAACATTACTGCTCCTTCTGGAGACTCTTCTATATCAGTATATGTAATATTAAAGACATCAAGATCATAACTTCTTCCCGTTACTCCATTTTTTACAACTTTAACTTTTTGATCTTTATAAAATGAAGTATCCAGTTTCAAATTAGTAAATTCTGGGTATTCCTTCAATGCTGATACTGCAGCAGCATATTGAAACATTTGATTACCAAGTCCACCTTGAAAATATACATATAAATTCATTTTAAGATCTCCTTATACCATTCATACGTACTTTTAATTCCAGTATTTAAATTAATTTTAGGTTCCCACCCAAGAGATTTTATTTTATCTACATTCAATACTTTTCTGGGAGTTCCATTTGGTTTTGTAGTATCCCATCTAATTTCACCATTAAAACCAACAATATCAGAAATAATACTTGCAAGTTCTCTAATAGAAATATCTTGTCCAGTTCCAACATTAATATGTTCTGGTTCATCATAATTTTGCATACAGATGTAGCAAGCTTCTGCAAGATCATCAACATGAAGAAACTCGCGCATAGAAGAACCATCACCCCAAAGAGTTACTGGATAATGATAAGGTCCCCCAAGATCATGTCCAATATTATCCTTACCATTATGAAACTTAGCAATTAATGCAGGAAGAACATGAGAACTTTCTAAATCAAAATTATCATTGGGACCATAAAGATTACATGGCATCAAAGAAATGGCATTAAACCCATGCTGCTGGCGATATGCTTGGCACATCATAATGCCAGCGATCTTGGCAATCGCATAAGCATCATTTGTAGGCTCCAGAGCACCAGTCATCAACTGATCTTCTGCAATAGGTTGAGTTGCAAACTTAGGATAGATGCAAGAAGAACCGAGAAACAAAAGTTTTTTAACATTCCAACGATTAGCAGACTCAATAATATTTGTTTGAATACAAATGTTTTCTGTTATAACATCTGCTTTATAATTATTGTTTGCCATAATGCCACCAACCTTAGCAGCGGCAACAAAAACATATTCTGGTTTATTAAGTCTAAAGAAAGTATCAGTTGCCTCTTGATCTGTAAAATCTACAACTTGACGAGTTCCTTTAATAATATTTGTATACCCTTTGCTTTCAAGGTTTCTCACGATTGCTGAACCAACCATTCCGTTAGCGCCAGCAACTAATATTCTAGAATTACTGTCCATAAATGCACATATCCTCAACTAATTGATTGAAAGAAATCTTAGGTTCCCAACCTAGTTTTTCCTTTTTATACTAAAAATTTCAATAATACTTAAACTGGGTGATGCATAACTGTTTCACTCATTTTTAAACAAATCCAATCATATGTTTTTTGTATTCCTTCTTCAAGAGTCTGAGAATAATCCCATCCAAGTTTTTCACGAATCAAATCATTATTAGAATTACGACCACGAACACCAAGAGGAGCATCCAACTTGTGCATTTTTTGCACATTTTTATCGGCAACTTTAGCAGCAGTATCTACAAGTTGATTGATCGTGACCATTTCTTCTGATCCGATATTCACTGGACCAATGAAATCAGATTCCATCATACGACGAGTTGCCTCAATACACTCATCAATATAAAGGAATGATCGAGTTTGTTTTCCATCTCCCCAAACTTCAATTGTTCCACCTTCGGGGGGTAAGTAAGCAACCTTACGGCAGATTGCTGCTGGTGCTTTCTCTCTTCCACCTTCCCAGGTTCCTTCAGGTCCAAAAATATTGTGGTAGCGAGCAACCCTAACAGGAATGCCATAATTGCGGTTATAAGCGAAATAAAGGCGCTCTGAGAAGAGTTTTTCCCACCCATACTCAGAGTCTGGGTTAGCAGGATATGCAGACTCTTCACGGCAATTAGGATTATCTGTGTCTAGTTGATTATGTTCTGGGTACATGCAAGCAGATCCAGAGTAGAAAATTTTAGTTTTATTTACACCTTTAGTTTCATTAAACTGACGTACTGCTTCCAAAACATTCAAATTAATTGTTGCAGAATTATGCATAATATCAGCATCATTTTCGCCAGTAAATACAAATCCAGCTCCACCCATATCAGCAGCGAACTGATAGATTTCGTCAAAGGGTTCGAGATACTGTGGTGCTACAAAATGATAGAAGTTTTCAAGATACCCTTTAAACCCAATCACTCTCTCAACAAAATTAATATCCCTCAGATCTCCCTGAATAAATTCATCTGCCTGAGTTTTAGAAAATTCGGGAAACTTAAGGTCTACACCACGCACCCAATATCCTTCAGATCTTAGTCTTTTCACCATATGAGAACCAATAAATCCACCAGCACCAAGCACAAGTGCTGTTTTCTTATAATCGCCCATAATTTTTTTCTTTGTACAGATTAATAACTTCTTCTATATATTCTATCATAGAATCCGTAATTACGGGAGAGCATCCCATAAAAAATACATTGTCAAGAACTTTCATTGCATTTGGATAATTAAATGCAGATTCTAAATGTCTGTACGCTGGGTGTATAAGAAGATTGCCGGCAAAATAATTTCTTGTTTGAATTTTATTTTCTTCTAAAAATTTAACTAGTTCAGTTTTGTCTCCATTACAAATAATAGGAACGCCAAACCAACTTGTTTCAGCATCTGGCAATTCCCCAACAACTCTGACTCCAGGAATAGTTTCAAAAATTTGATGAAGTTTTGTTTTGTTAGATCTACGTTTTGAATGTATCTCATCAAATTTTTTAAGTTGGACAGATCCAATTGACCCAAGCATATCAATTGGTTTTAAATTATATCCAATCTGACCAAAAACATACTTATGATCTACAACTTTATCATATCCAATTAACCAATTATTAAATCTTTTTCCACAAGATCCACAAGATAACAGATTTTGAGACCCCACACAATAGCAATCTCTACCCCACCAAGCAAAACTGCGGGCAAGATCCACAACCTCTCTAATATTGGAGGATACCATACCACCTTCAATTGTTGTAATGTGATGTGCTGGATAGAAAGAACAAGACGCTGCTACAGCATGGTCAGTTAAATACTTCCCTTTCCACTTACTTCCAAGACTATCACAGTTATCAGCAATCAAATGAATGTTGTTCTCATCACAGATATTTAAAATCTCATCATAATCATAAGGATTTGCAAGAACTGGAGAAGAAAACAAAGCCCTAGTTCTAGGAGTAATTTTTTTACGAATCTCCCGAATATCCCAATTCAAATCTGTATAATCAATATCAACAAATACTGGTTTCAGATTATTCTGAATGATTGGATTGAGAGTTGTTGGGAATCCACAAACAGAAACAATGATTTCATCCCCATCTTGCCAACCAAAATATTTTTTCAGAGCAGCAATCATTACAAGATTTGCTGAACTTCCAGAATTAACCATTACCGAATGTTGAAAGTTAAACTTCTTAGAGAATTCTCTTTCAAATTTATTTACAGATTCTCCAGAAGAAAGCCACTTTCCAGTTAAAAACGTTTTAAGAGCAACTTCAATTTCTTGATTATCCCAATATGGTCCAGAATAAAATATATTACTTTCTCCCTTTACATAATCATTATTATAAAGATAAGGGAAAAAATTATCACTACTTTCAAATAAATTGTCAATAAAATTTTTAATTTCTTGTTTCATTTGGCATCCATTAACATTTTCAATCCGACTTCAATCGGAATAGTTTGTTCAAATCCTAAAGATTTTAATTTTGAAGTGTCCATCCAAAAATCTTTAACTTGAACGAGATTATGAAATTCTGGGGCATCTACTGAAGATATTATAGACTTTGATTGTAGCATATTTCTTGCCTTTTGTATAATATCACCAATCTTAGTTGGATTTCCACTTCCAATATTATAAATTGTGTTTAATTCCCCTTTTTCTAAAATTAAATTTATAGCAGAACATATATCATTTACATGCATAATATCACGTAAAGGAGTTCCATGATCATACAAAAAAACTTCTTCATCTTTTTTAAGAAGCTCAATCATATGTTGAATTGCATTTTTCTTTTTTGATGTCTTATTATCTCCTACTCCATAGACATTACAAAGTCTAAGTATTCTATAATTAATCTTATAAGTCTTGCAAAAAGAAATTAATAAGTCTTCAGCACATTTTTTTGTAATAGAATAAAATCCAGTAGGAGAGCAATGATATTCTTCTTTTGCAGGAAGATCTGTTTTTCCATAAACAAACCAAGAACTAATAAAATTAAAAGTTATATTTTTTTCTTTACATTTTTGCAGCACTTCACATAGTATTTTGATATTAGTATCAACATCTACTTGCAAATCAGAAAAAACATTATAATTATCTACAGTGCTAATAAAATATAATATTTCATTTGTTTTTGGATCTCTATCGTTTCTATCAATTTTGACCACTTTTGTTGGAAACATTTTACAAAAGTTGCTGCCAATAAATCCAGTTCCACCAAATACTGATAACATTTTTAATTATTTTGTAAATTTAAATTTTTTATTTGAAGATTGATTCAGATCTTTGTAAAGTTTAAATCCATTATTTACACAAAATTCAAGATAATCTGCCATTTCTCCAGTTTGTTTAGTAATATTAAATGTTGCATTTTTATCATCTCCATACAACATTCCTTTTAAACTACTCCACATAGAAGTGTCTTCTGGTGGATGTGGTGGAACCCAAGTCTTCAAATTAGTATATTTTTGAAGCATATACGAAAAATGAATATCTTCTCCACAAACCATTGACCATTGATCTCCAGGAAGTTCTCTCCAAAATACAGATAGAAGATCTCTAGCAAAGAACCAAGAGTGCCCCACAATGTCAACTTGAACTGGTTCTATATTATTACCAGCATTCCATGGAGCACCATCCCAACCATATCTACAATACCTTCCATCGGGTAAAGTATCAAACTCATATCTTGAATGTTTGAACCTAAGACCAATTCCCCCAAGCAACCCAGGATGAGTTTCATAGGTATTCAAACAATTTTCCAACCAACGAGATCCTGGAATTGTATCATCATCAAAAACACAAACATAATCCGTTCTAGCATTCAAAGCGTAAGCAAATCTAGACCAAACTCCATAATTGTAATTACTTAGTGCAGTATTTAATTCCGAATAAGTATCTTCATCATAATCAAATCCAGGCACAGTATTTTGCCAATAGAATATTTCTTTTACGGGAACAGTTTGATTTCTAATTGCTTCAACTTGTTCTTTTAAATTATTTCTTTTATATCCATTAAGGACAACAGTAATTGTTTTGTTCATACGTTTACTTATAATCCCTATTACAAAATAAAAGACCTGATTGAGAAAGATATTGACAATTATCTTTCTCAGTAGCAATTTTTCTAATATTTTCCGTATCCTGGACCATTAAATAACAATTATTTTGCTGCATTAAATTAATCCAATATTCTGAAGGTTGACAATTAACATGATTATATCCATCTTGATATGGTAATGCGTGAGTCATACAGATATAACGACCTGACTTAAAAGTATCAATTATATTTTGAACATACTTTTCATCTATATGCTCAACGACTTCCATACAATGAACCAAATCAACTTTGGTTTTAAAAGCACCTTGTTGCAAATCCCATTGAACTGTTGGATATAAAGAATGTTCTATATTTTCCGATAGTCCATCAAAAGCAACAACCTTAATTCCTTTTCTATGAAAATATTCTGCAGAATGTCCTACTCCACTACCAACATCGAGAATAGAAGAAATACAAAACCTTCCAATTAAATATGACCAAACCTCAGGAGAATATGTATTCGGATCTCCTTCTAAAAAATTACCTCCCAAGTGCTCTTTATTTGCACTTCTGAGACCTTCATATATCATTTTTATGAGTTAAATTTGTATATCTATAATTATACAAAAAAAGAGGAGTTTATGCAACTCCTCTTATGTAACTCAGGCTCGCCACCAATTCTTTAACTGGAAATTGGAAACCAGGCGGAGAAAGAATTCCCCATCCGCACCAACTGCCTTTGAGAGAGGCAGTAAACTCATAATAGGGTCATTTTGACTCCACCAGTATAAGTTTTAAGTCGTTCCAGGACTAAGAAAAAGTTGGGTTAACTTTGATATTTCGGTGATACCAAAGAATGCACATAAGAATAGTACATCCCAAAGTTTTAGTTTAATTGCAAAAGGTACTGTGAGTAATCCCCCAATAACTTTTATCATTAAACCATATTTAAAATCTCCCCACAACATAGTTTGATAACCGATTATGAGAAGAAGATTTCCAAGATAACGTAAAACACTTGTCTTGGACATAGGGGTTTTGCTCCCGACCAGGGCTAGTTTTAAGTCATACCGGGACTCATTCCTGGACCACCCGGACCATATTTTAGATTTGTTGTCATAACATATCTATCTATATCCGAATTACTTTTTTCCGTTTTATGGTTTAACCATCCAGGAAAAATTAGAACATCATTTGTTTTAACTGGAATTTCCATCCAAGGATATTGGTGTTTTGTTTTTTTGAAATATGCATTCTCAAGAACATCATTCCACCTATGATACTCTAAAGGATCTCTAACTAAAAGATTTCCGCTTCCCTCAGGGCAAAACAAATAAGAACTTACCACCAAATCTACAAATTGATGCATATGTTCTAAAGTTTCTCCACCTTTAGAATGACGGTTTACCCAAGAGTTTGAAACTCCAATAGGTTGATATGCCAAACCAAATTCTTTAAGAATATATGGCATATTTGCATTTAAGAATTGGATAAATTTTTTATTTTCATTCCAGGTATGAGGTTGACCATTTACATTATGGACTACTGTTGATACAGAATCTCCATATTCAAGTGGCACTTTTTCCTGTTGAACTTTTGAATATTCAATAGTTTCATCACACTTTGCCTTCAATGTATTATGAAAATCAAAATTGTAATGAAGTTTGATTACTAACTCAGGAAAAACTTTAATTTTTTCAATATGATTTAACATTTTATGATACTTCAACAGACTCAAGATCAGCAGCGACGTATTCCATAAGCATTTCATAATCATCAAGAGGATCACCAGAAAATACTACACCTTCGTTTTCATAGTAACGGCGAACCTTTTTATAGAGTTTCGGATTCTTTACATCAAGGTAGAATTCACCATTTGCTGCACCACGAAGGGTTTGAACGTCTTTCTTGAATTTAGCAGTGAGAGTCATTGTTTTGATTGTTGACCTTGGTATTATAAGGGGTTGGCTTTGGGAAGTCAAGGTGGACGCTTTGGTAAGTGTCCTATGCTCGTTGCGGGGATCGAACCTTCGCCTTCTATCTGTTATGAGCAGATCGCCTTCACCAGAGGGCCAAACGAGCATTCGCTATTCACAAATAGAGAATAGCAATAGTCGCCCAGGGTATCGAACCCTGCCAAAGGCCCTAATCTGGGGCAAAGGGCTTATAAGGCCCCTCTGAACACCTGTTCTGACGACCAATAAAACCAAATCAATTATAGAGGACCTGGAACCCTTTGTCAAGAAGCTTCTTCGTGGTCGGTATGTATTCGTATCACATCGTCGTCCACACCATCTTCTTGGAATATCTGTACTACTTCGTTATACGGAACAATAATAGCGTTTCCGTGCTCACTCTTTATGACGAATGATTCTCCATTCTCAACACGATTCATCAGATTATCAAAATCTTCCTGGAACTCTTCAATTGTAAATGCTGTAAGATCGTTAATTTCTTGATTCATTTTCATAAAGTGAGTTTTATGAGTCGGGGTGACTGGGATCGAACCAGTGTCTTCTTGCTCCCAAAGCAAGCCGTCTACCGCTGACTTACACCCCGTTGTCTCCATCCTTCGTTGAATGTACAATCATTATACCCATTGCTGGGGCGATTGTCAAGAGGCAACCAATGACGAACAATGACACTTGGTTGGTTAGAAGGAACTCTACAAATTTTATCATGATGGATAAGCGTGTGTCAAGGACCAAATAATTAAATAACCGATAACTCCAAAAATTGTTATTGAAGTATATATGGTATTACTCATCTTCTTTAATTTAAAGTAATTTTAAGAAAAGGAAGTAGTGGAGGAATAACTCCTATCAGTCTTAGAAGTCCCTCAGCAAATAAAGCAAGAACCACCCAACCGACGCACATACTAATGATAGAAGCATTACGGTTGTGTTGTCGTATTGCGTCATCGATCATCTCCTGAACTTCAGATCGTGTAATGAACTCATCTTGTGGTTCCATCACTTTTCATCTCCAAGAAACTTAGCGAGAGGGTCTCTTCTGGTTTTTACGATTTCAACTGCTCTTTTGTAGAACATATTATCTGTATTACCAGATTCCTCAAAAGTTGCCTTGATCTTAAC